ATGTTCGTTGAATTGGTCTACGACAAGAGAAATGTTGAAGGGTTACCTGGTGCGAAGGTCATTATTCTGAATGAGCTTACAAAACGAATTCACCGTATCTTCCCTGAAGCTGAAATCAGGGTAAAACCGATGATGTCGCTGCCGGCGATCAACACCGATGCCAGCAAGCACGAAAAGGAACGGATCAGCACGGCTATTCAGGAAATGTTTGAAGAGGCTGACATGTGGATGGTTGAAGAGTAATGATGGATAGCATCATCATTTCTGGGGTGAGGATTTACTTTCCTCGCCCAGGTGAAAAGCTACCCACGCCAACCAGCGACATGCGCTCATTTGCGATTAAAGGCACGGTTGACGAGCGCTGCTGCCTTCTGGCTTTTGTTAGATCGAGGTGGATTGTTCTTTCGCTACCTGAATTTGATAGTTCAGGGCAAGCTATCACCGCAGCAGTTCGACAAGGAAAGGTAGCGTGGCGCTAAGCTCCGATATCACTTATTGCCGATTGACAGTTCACTGCTACAATTTCCGCAGTTGCCTATGGCATGAACACCCGGCAACTGCCGCAGCCCTTTCTTGCATGCGAAGGGCTGCGGCATTTCATCCAATACTGGCGCTCTTGCTACTCACGCTTTTACTCGTGACACCATCAGCCGCTTTTTTCAGAGCCGCATTAAACGCAATAACCGTTACTGGGACTACCGCCGCCTTCACTCTGTTTGAATGGCTTTGAAAGATAAAGACATCATCGGGGTAGTTTAATTTTCGTCTCTGTATAATCGCCACGACTGGCGAAGGGATTGAAGTTCTGATTTCCCCAAATCGCCCCTTCCTTTTCAGAATAAGACTGTTACCGTCAACATCGGAAAACCTCAGATCGATAATCCTCCCGACGTTTACAGGTAAGAAGTGAAGACTCATCCATAAATCAGCCCAGGTATCGCTGATGAGCATAAGTCTTTTGCTGATAGCCATAACCTCATCAAACGTCAGCAAACTAGCCACTCCCGCACTCTCAAATAACATCAAACCTTCATATCAACTATATGCATCAGTATCTGATACAGCCAAATATGATAAATCATTTCCATCAGGGGAATTCCCTCCCGTTCTGGGCCATACTTAAGAAACAACCCGGTGATTATGGCCCGGATGTATAGCCCAAACTCTCTTTTGGCCCACAGGCACTACCCGTGGGTCGTTTTTTAGCGAAGGAACCCTATGATTTAGCGCGCAAAGGAGCGCAACTTTTAACTTCCCGGCTGAGACGGCATAGTTTCCACGATTGGATCATCCTGTTTAACTAAAGACTTAATTTCTGCGATGCGTTTACGGCATGCTGCAGGATCATCAAGCGCTAACTCAACCAAGCTGAAAAGCTCCTTAATCGCCTCGGTGTGGTACGCCGCAGAAACGCCAGTGGTGTCAAGGTACTTAAAGTCTTTAATCACCTCGCCGTCACTGAACTCACGATCACCGTAGGTTTTAATGGCTTCAGGGCACCATTGCTCAACGTCCTGGGCAATTAGACCAACGGCACGCCCACCATCTTTAATGTCATAAGCCATGCCGCGAAAACTCAGCACTGCAGACAGCGGATTTTCCACAGTGACCAGCTCTGATTTGTGCCTAATATCTGAGCCGTTAATCCACTGGCCACCGGAGGCATTTCCATCGATGTTAAAGTTCCACTCTCTTCCGGCACCAGTACTCGCACCATTGAAATAGATGGAATATGAGTTAGTTCCATAGCCAGCGTTGCGCTTTATACCTGTCAACCAACCGTCGGAATACCACTGATAAACTATCTGGCAGGCATATGCACCAGCACCTGCGTTAGTAGGCGTTGATATAACCAGATCATTACTATTTGCACCTTCTGGCTTTGACGCGTCTCTGAATCCCTTAAACCTGACCGTACTGGTACTATTTAACGTGGTAAACCCTGTAAAATCAAAATTCCCCGTCGCTGTCCCACCTGTTTTTTGTAATGCTCCAGTCAGTCGTGAATCATCGCCTGCTGCAACAGTTCCAGCGGTTGTCCCTACATCGAGAACGGCAGCCCCTTTCAGTCCAAGGCTACCTCTTGCTTCAGACGCTGTTTTTGCACCAGTGCCTCCCTGATCAATGGGTACCGCACCATTTACCTTATCGGCTTTGTTTGATACGAGATTGACTAATTTCTTTGCTGATGGCCCGGTAGACTGGCTGTTATCCGGGAGAGTTATCGTCACGTCACCGTCAGCAGTAAAAAACTGCTGCCAGTTCTGCTTATCGTAGTTCAGGCCTCGCAGCGCCTCTGCGCTCTGTGCCACCAGCGCAGCGGTGACCATGTTCAGCGCCACACGAGGAATCGCGGACCAGGCTGCACCGGCCTGTGTCGGTCCGGTGAAGTTGCTGACCAGCGTCAGAACAGTATTGCTATCGACCGACTTCACCGGCAGCGTATAGGGGATGCCGCCAACGGTGACCAGAATAAAATCCCCGCCAGCCAGCTCCGTGGAAAATGTGGTTCCCTGCCCCGCTACTGAGGCCGAATTATTTGTCAGGGTTAACGTTCCTGCAGACATGATTACTCCTGCTCTAAGGCAATAAAAAACCCCGCCGGAGCAGGGTTCATCTGTGGATATGAATACGATTTATGCAAATGAATCAGTAAAAATTGGGTATCAGTGGGAGAGGAATTGCTGTGGTAGTGTTCTTATACATAGGGTATTTATCCGGCCAGTTAGAATGGAGCGTTGAATTTAGCGCCCTAACGCTGTTGCCTATCCTCTCAATGCCCTTCACCCGGACATTACAATAACCACCGCCAATCGTGGTCTGTACGCCAGTCGATGCCAGGGCAACCATATTGTTGCCAATGTCGGTATACCCGTCTGAAACGTTCCAGTTTCCGCTGATAATGAACGGTTTTCGTGACGTCGAGAACGTACACTGACCGGAAGCATTGAAAAAGTTCAGACCGGTACCGGGAACCGGCGGAGACTGCTGGAAAATCGCAATCCTCAGATTGATATTTGCCGGGTTATTGGCGTTGTTATCCATCGGATAATAAGCATGAATCTGGCCACCGTCATAGTAAACCGCCACGTTCGCGGCATTCCATGTTGCAAATATGAGCCCCTGTGCCGGAGGCGTTACCGAGCCGTTCACGTTAATATCCCCGGAGTAAACACACGTCATTACGTTGGCGTTTGAGCTGATTGACGCAAAGTCCGTTGAGTTCTCGATAAGAAGGCCAGCGTTATTGCCAGCCGACGCCGCCGGGAGCATTTCAAAGATGTAGGAACGATACGTCACCGTTCGTCTGTCAGTCGTCTCACTGAGAAATCTCAGCGTGCCGTCTCCGTTATCAACAAATCCGCTCATCGCCCACCAGTAAGGGAAGTATGTTCCCCCTACCCACGACACGACCACCGGCGTCAGCGGGATAACAAACACCTGAGAACCCGGCGTTTTGTTGATACTCACCGTGTCGTAGGCGATGACTTCATTAGTGGCACCGGAATAAGACGGGCAGCGCATACCTGCGACAATATGCATTGGCCGCCCGTCATTGAGGTCAATCAGTAATCCTGCTGGCATAAATCCTCTTGTTTACCAGACGCCAAGAACAATCCTTCCTCCACCCGGCAGAGCAAGTTTGAAGCCATTCCCGTTAATGGTGACGCCTGCACCGGCATTTGTTAGTCCAAAATTACCGTTTACCGCGTACAGGCTCCCCCTTGCCACAATATTATTGAATTCAGCGTTACCGCCTTTATCTATCCACCATCCAGCAGAACCAGCCTCATAGTTATTCGACTGAATAAAATTCCCGATTTTGGCATTGGTGATCGTGCCATCCTGGATAAAGGCAGAACTCATGAAGACCTGGCCGTTGATTACAGCAAACGGTGAGTACTGCGTATCGCCGCTTCCGCTCATCAGCACAAACTGGTTCGCGTTGAACCCGATGCGCGTAACGACGGGTTTCCCGTCCTCGGCCAGCACCGCAATGCTCATCCCGGCGTTATACATTATGCCGTTAATGCGCACGCCAGCTTTCAGGGTATGAATAGCCGTGGCGCCAGTGGCATCCACCGTGGCGGTCAGCTTGTCTTCCAGCGTGGCGGTCACATCCTCGATTTGCGCCTGCACCGTCGTTGACAGCTCGGCCAGCGCTTTATCGACCTCCGCAACGGTGGTTTTAACCACCAGGATATCCGCGCGAACCTCGCCGAACTGCTGGTACTGGTGCTCAACGGTCCCGTGGTTGGCCAGCGCGTTCTGCAGTATCCCTTCAATGTTGGTATCAATATCGCCCGTCAGGCGGTCACCGTCAGCCGACGTAAGGAAGTCATCCGCCAGATCGCCCAGGTAATCATCCGCGTTATCGTTCGCCATGCCCCGGATCCAGTCCGTAAATCCGGATTCGTTGCCAGACTTATCGACCAGCTGCGCGCGGTACCAGAACTCCTGCCCCGCCTTCAGTCCGAGCTGGATGTACTCGGATGACGGATAGGGAACGTCGCTGAGCAGCATAGGGGATGAAAAATCCGCGTTCGCCGAATACTGGATCTCCGTTTTCAGCGTGTCGCCGGTGTTCGCCGGGAAGCCCCAGTTAAGGCGGATCCCCCAGTTAATGCCGGTCGCGGCAAAGCCTACCGGTTTCGGCGGGTTCCCCACCTTGCCCGTCAGCGTTTTTTCCGGTGAGTATCCCCAGCCGCTGGAAATCTCCGACGCGTTTATCGCCCGCACCCGAACCAGATACCGACCAGAGTAAATTGATGGCACCTCAAATGATGTGGTGGAGCTGCGCGGCACGTTCACCCAGTTGCCGTCATTGCGGCGCCACTGCGCCTCGTAGGAAATGGCGTTCGCCGCGCTGTCCCAGGTCACCCGCATCGTTTCCAGGCTCATTCCCTGACTGATGACGGAATAACTGTCGATAGCGATATTTGCCGGAGCCAGCTGGCTTCCCGGCGGCACAACCGAAATCGGCCGCTGGTCGATAATGGCGCCGGTATCAATGCGGGCGTATTTATCAGGATCGTGGAGCGCCCCGGAAATGGTAAAAGTCGCGTCGCCGTTGTCCGTCACGCTGATCACCCGGTACTGCTGCGCGTACAGTTCGTCTGACTCCACCACCCAGACACATTCTGGCTCTGGCGTTTCCGTATAGGTGGTCGTCAGCGTAATCTTCTCACCGTTGACCGCCTGAATCGTCCGGCTCTGCGCGGCACCGGAGGGCAGATTGACAATCAGCCGGTCGCCAGGCTTCGCATCCGCTACACGGTCAAGCTCGATCACCCTGCCATTCACGACGTGAATACGGCCGCCGGTGACCTTCCCGGAAAGCATTTCATCCGCCACGGCGATGATGTAGCCCGGCTGTGGGATGTTACCGTCGAGCCCTACGGAGAACGTCACCACCCGGTCTTTGTTGTTGGTGAAAATACCCCAGCGCCCTTTACGGTTCGCCTCGGACTGTCGGGTACAGCCGATGGCGGTCACCTCAAGCTGGTTAAAACCAAAACGCGCCACCAGCGGCTGCTCAAATACCGGCTCCATGGCATCCGCATAGGCGTTACCCGGATCTGACCAGGACACCAGCGCCGTGGTATAGCGCGTTTTGGTGGTGCTGCTGGAATAGGTAAATTTCCCGTCGACGGCGTTGGCGCGGGTATAGCTGTAATCGATATCCCGCGGCATATCCGCAAGACATACAATTTGATCTCCGCCCCAGTAGGTCATCCCCCGGAATATTGCAGCGAAGTCGCGCAGCACGGTATAGGCATCGTTCCTGTCCTGCACATAGACGTTGCAGATATAGCGCGGCTCTGTCCCGCTGCCACCACGGCCGTCAGGTACCAGTTGATCACAATACTGCGCCACCTGATAAAGCGACCATTTGTCGATATTGGCGGCAGTCAGGCGATTGCCCAGGCCGAACCGGTCACTGATAACCAGATCGTAAAAAATCCACGCGGGGTTATCCGTCCACGCCCATTTAAACGCGCCGGTCCATGTTCCAGAGTAGGTTCGCGTTTCCGGGTCGTAGGTATCAGGCACACGAATAACACGACCGCGCGGCTCGCAGGACACCTGCGGAATGGAGCCATTAAACTGGCTCGAGTCAAACTCAATGTAGAGCAGCGCAGTGTTGGGATAACGCAACTTGGCGTCAATCACTTCGGTGTAGCTTTCCAGCATCATTCGATCGCCAATCTTCGCGCTGTTGGCATCCTGCGTGATTTTACGCAGACGAATGGTCCAGGTGCTGGCCGCCTGCGGTAAATCAATACGGTGGCTGCGCTCATAGCCAGAGGTGGTCTTACCGGTCACGCTGGTGTTCAGTACCTGCTGCCACGTACCGCCGTCCGTCTGCAGATCGATGGCGTAGTTCACCGAGTACCCGACCAGATCGCCGTCGTCCTGCTGGTTAAACAGCTGCGGCCACTTGACTCGCAGGCGCACCGCAGATATCTGCGTATTGGTGTAGGTATGGGTCCAGGCGGTACTGCTCTTAATTTCAGTGCCCACGCTGATTTCGTTCTCAGAGCCCGGGATACCCTGGATGTAAGTCTGCGCCTGCGTGCCGGCACGAAACTCCCACGCTACCCCACTGAAGTTTTGAGAGCCGTCGGCATTCTCCAGCGGGGTGCCATCCAGATAAATGTCCTTACCCGTCAGGCCACCGCTTAACTCACCCTCAGCCAGGGCAATCAGGAGTTTTGCTTTGGCAATCGACTGCAGATCGTCGGGTTGCTCTGTAGGGGTTCGTGCGCTGGAGCTGCCACCCTTTTTCCCTTTGATATCTCTGGTCATATTTCACCCATAAAAAAACCACCCGAAGGTGGCTATGGAAAGAGGTAAAGCGTTATTGCTGGTCTTCGACGTAGATCCCGGCGGAAATGATTGCGCCACCGATGCGGCGCTTACCGTAAAGCAATGGTACCGGATAACCCTGCGCGGCGGTGTTAGTTACCCCGCCGAACGCGTAGGAAGCTCGGTTGTCAGAATCTTGTTTGCTTACTAATCCACCTGGTTGCGGCGAGAGCATTTGGATAATCCCTCCAGCCATCATTCCAACACCGGTGGTCATTAAACCGGCTGCTAATGGGGATGCTGTTCCTCCAGACATATATGTCATGATAGCACCAACTGCCACCAATGCTGCGCCAAGAATTGTTTGTAGAATACCTGCTTTTTTACTACCAATTATTACAGGTATAATTCTAATTACACGCCCCATATTTGGATAATCTAGATCATCTTCACCAATGTTTTTATTATCAACAAATATGGCAAATGTCTGACCACGAGCGTTACTTGATCTCATGAAGGATTCAAAGCCGGGAATTGTTGCCGATAGTGCACGAAAAACCTCGCGAGGGGTACTAATTAAGCGTTGGTGCAACCTACCAAATAATGGAACCATAGTCCCACTTAACTTAATTGTTGTCATGACTTCGTTATTTACTATGCTCATCGCTCTCTCCAAATAAAAAAACCACCTCGGAAGGTGGTTTTTTATTTTAATGCATTATAATGATATTGGTTTTATATCAAGATTGCCGCTTGGGTCTGCAAAAAGTCTAACAGCTTTATGTTGATTGGGTTTTAATGTAACTTCCCTTTCTGAAAGGGAATCATCAGATATACAAGCTTTTCCCTCACCTTTAAATCCAATCATCCATTCCCCAGCTGGAAGTTGTAAGTTAACCTTTTCTCCGGTATCTAAACTGGCAACACGTGCCTTGTTTACGTAGAGGCCATAATAACAACCACCACCTAAGAATCCTTTATCTCTGACTACCGTCAGGGTACCACCATCACTGACAGCTTTTTGATAACTAAACACTCTCACTTGTGGTACTTCGACAGCCTGATCAACTGGCACGGCCGAGGTTGCACACCCAGCTAACCCAAGAATAAATGAGACTAGCAATATTTTTTTCATGTCCTTATCCCTTCGGTGAAGTTATCAGAGGTTAGCACAGAGATTTATATCGCAGAACCTTCATTGTTCTTTCCCGCCAGTAACCACCATATGGCACACGCTGGCTCAGGTGCCCGTACAGATGATGGAGCAGCATATTTCCATCCAGCAGGATCCCGGCATGGTTCCACTTGTTCGCCTGCACCTGCATGATGACCATATCCCCGGCCTGAGGTGGTCCGTTAAACTCACGAAATCCGCATTCATACCAGCAGTCCTGGTAAAAATTATCCGCGTAGTTGTCTTCCCACCAGGGATAATCAACCCGGTAATCGGTCAGCTCGATCCCGTGGGTCTGCCGGAAATAGCTCATGATGAGCCCCCAGCAGTCGAAATGGCCGAGGACAAACGGACGCTCCAGCAGCGGTAGCTCGCCGCGCGGCTGTATCGTTCGCAGGTCGCCCTCCGGCCAGCTGACGATATGCCAGGGTAAGAGCGTCGCATCACAGTGCGCCTTGTCCAGTTCGCTGGGCTGCGAGGTGGCGTCAGGGTGGCTGTGAACGATGGCGATCACCGTGCCCCAGTCCTCCACCGCGGCGTAATCCTCCGGCGACAGGTGAAAATGTTCCGTCGGCGTGGCCGCCAGATTCCGGCACGGGAAATAACGCTCAACCCGGCTTTTCTGCGCCACCACGCCGCAGCACTCGCGGGGATACTCAGCGGCGGCGTGGGCCAGCATGGCTTCAATCGTTTTCTGCCGCATGTCAGCTCCTGATTAACGATGTTCCGACAAAACCGCCATGGGACAGGGGTTCATTCTCACCAAAACGGAGTTTGCACGCCGTCAGCGTCCCGTTGCACTCATCGAGCGACGGGTCGTCTACGGGATTATTGTGCTTATCGAAATAGCGGGTTCCGGCATAGTCGCACCCGTCGCCGGATCGGTATTTATTCCGGATACACCAGGTGCAAAGAGAGTGCAGCTGCCGCGTGGGGATCATCAGCCCCTGCAGGTCCATCGGGCTGGAAAGCGTGAA